CGCCCACACTTCACAGTAATAGGTGGGTTTGCTTCGCCATTCTTTTTGTTTGCACGAATGACATGCTGATTAATATGGATGCGCTTTTTTCTAGCCATCACTTTGATCCCTTCACTGTCATTGGTTTGGATATAGCCTGTTTCAACCACGCACGATTGTTGATCGTAATGTGCAACACACGATGACGTAGTTTCGGTTTCGCTAGACCGATAGTAATTGGTTTGTGTTTCATGGTGAGAACCCCTTCTACCTTGAACCTTGAACCTCGGTGCTTTACAATTAACACCTGATTTAGTAGAATCCTAGCATGATATCCCATAAGATCAAACATAAAAGTAACAGGACATATAATGTTTTCTACGGGTAAACGATTTAATTTATTTTTTTCTGAAAATGGTGATACAAACGGTACAAGTGATACAACCCTTACTGGATAACGGTTGTAGCTGTAACACTTCTGTATCACTGTAACACTTTGGAGATCGCACGGGGATGGATTTTGGAAAATAAAACAGACAAACCCACAGAAAACACTATAGGCAAGGCTGGTAGACCTGCCGGACTCACCAACAGACAGCGTGAATTTGCCAAGTATTATGTTGAGGGTAAATACTCCAACGCAGAGTGCGCTAGAAAAGCTGGCTACGCTGAAGGTAGTGCCGCACAACATGCCGCCAAACTGCTTGACGGTAAATCGTTTCCTGATGTGCCTGAACTGATCAAAGACATGCGGCAAGCTAGAGAGCGCAGATATGGCGTGACCTTGATCAATCAACTCAAACGATTTGAAGAATTGTCTATATCCGCTGAAGAGGCTGGACAATTTAGTGCCGCCATCAATGCTGAAAAGATACGATCTAGTCTGGGTGGTTTGACCATTGATCGGCGAGAGTCCACACATGTGCATCAACTCGACAATCTTTCGCGTGAAGACATTGTCGCTCGACTCGCCGCAATCAGGAAGCAATACCCAAATGCATTCCCCGAACCTGAAATGAAGAGGGTTGAAGATGCCACGAACAGAACAGAGTCTGTGGAACTCATTGAAGCAGAATTTACCGAAAAAGACCCACTTCCAGCGGATAGAGAATAGGGCTGGTGAGGGTATGCCAGATGTATATCTGTGCATGGATGGAGTACCAATTTGGTCTGAATTAAAAATAATTAAAAATGGCAAGGTCTCTGTGTCAAAGTCCCAGATTGCTTGGCATTTGGGGCATACGCGCTGTAATGGTGTAAGTTTTTTCTTGCTCCACTGCCCCTCGACAGGCAATGTATTTTTATTTGACGGGGGTTTAGCGGCCAAGTTGCAAGGTTCAAGGATCGACGACCTGCGATCTGCGGCCTCATGGTGCGGCGACCTGCGATCTGCGCCTTCTGCGCTCCGCACCTGCGCCCTAGCCCGGTGGAACTGCGACCTGCAACCTGCGGACGGCGACCCGGCGGCGTGACATAACAAAAGCCCGACTCGATATCGAGTCGGGCTTGCTGTCCGATTAAGATTCATTTTCTACTTCGTCAATAATATCTTCAAGAAGATCGCCAATAGTGTCTTCATTTTCTGTGCCGCCATGAATTCGCTTTAGATGAAGCAAATTGTGTGCTTTAAGTGTTTTGTAAACGTCAACTAAATTACAATGAGCATTGCTAAAATCAGTCATTTTTTACCCCTCCTAGTGTTGATAATAGGTGACATTTGAAACATTGCTATCCCAGCAAGCACGGCAATCACCGCATTTGCCATCATTCAACGGCGCTGGGCAAACGTGCCCGGCTGTTTTGCTTCCGTGACTTGATACTGTACTGGTGTTATTCCATCCCTTCGACGGAGCGCCATCTATCATATGCGCCGACATCCGCAACGTGACGTTGTCGGGAAGCTTCCTAGTTTTTAAAACGTCGCTCCAGATTTTATATTCGCGGCTTGGTATCCAATGCTTTTTATCTGGTGTTGCCTCGCACACGTCCAGGATATTGTGCCCCATGCGGACGCTGTCACAATCGCCGCTATCAAACCAACGGAATTCTGGTAAGCGCAATGTATTGAGCACAGCGACCATGCGCGGCACAAAATCGATTGCGTTAAAAAATACCTCGCGCCGTTCCATCGCGTTCTTGACGTTCGGCATGTTATACATGCCTTTGCATGCGTAGCATTTTTCGCAAGTGCTACCTTTTATTTTTCTGAGTTTTTGCCCGACGTGACACAGCCACGCCGAGCGGCTGATAGAATAGCCCGGCATTTTTGACACATTGGACAATAGTTTTTTATCTTCCTTTATCTGTTCCATTCGATACCCCTTCTAATGGTTATATAAGATTATCCCACAAATAAATGTATAAGACAATAACAATCTGCGATCTGCGCCCGACCTGCGATCTGCGCCCGACCGCCGCCGCGCCGGGCTGTTTAATATAAAAGACCGGGCTTTGCCCGGTCTTTTATCCCTTCCTTTGTTGTTAACCATACAACAGACAATCAAGTTGATTGTCCCAGTGATCATCGTTGGCGGTCTGTAGCGCGTCTATGGTGCACATACCATCATCGTAGTAGTCGCGCCACATGGCATCGGGCAAAGCTTCAACGCCCATAGGCCAGCCCAGCCCAGCCAATTCTTTATCACATGCCTTCATAAAATCATCGAATGTCATATCTTATCTCCTAAAAAAAGGGCGGCTGTGGTAGGGAGAACACCACAGCCGCCAAGTCGGGCGGGATATTACCCGACCAGACGATAACCCTTTCTTGTGGTTATCGAAACACCATCTAGACGCAGACGATATATCGAGTCATATACCGAACTAGTAGACAATCCAGTCGCTCGCTGGATTGTCCTACGAGTCACGCGCCCACCTCTCGCATCGCGCAGAACATTCAAGATCATGCGCTTATTGCGTTCGATAGTGGAGACTTTAGGAGATCCGAGCTTCGGTGCGCTCTTCACTTTCTTACCAACAGTCACGGGCTGTCGCACCTCGACCTTTGGTTTACCATCTGCGATGGTAATGTTGATGATAATATCAGTCATAATAATATCCCTTCTATTTGACTGTTAACACTATGGGGAAATCCCATGTATCCAAGGTAGTCTTTACAATGGACTAATACAATATCTAGTTTGGCAAATGTCTTTTGTTAAAAATGCAATAATCGATCTGCGTTCTGCGACCTGCGCCCGTCCGCCGCCGCGCCGCGCTTGGCGGAAAGAGAAGGCGGCTTGCGCCGCCTTCGTTCTAGTTTTCAAGGTCATGGTTCCTAAGATCCCAGAGCGCTGCGAACAGACACCAGCAAGCGATGACGACCCAGCCCAGCAATACCAACAGTATGATCTCAGTCATTGGTCTTACCAAGGTGCAGTCTGGCTTTTCTGTCGAAAGCCTGCCAAATGGTTTTAAGCTGCTTTAACTCAGCCTTGACGAAACCAGCGTTTGGAAACTCGTCCCCGTCCTGCTGTAAGACCTGCCGCCTCAACTCGCACAGCTTCTCCAATTCTTGAAGCTGGCCTTTGTCCAGCACTACCATATATCTTTCAGCCATTGTCTCCTCCTTTGGCTAGAGTTTGTCCATGATCCATACTAGCACGGCAACTCCCATATGATTACCCCCATAATTCGCAAATGTGTTTTGCTATATTGGCAACAATGGGGTTACTGATTTTGATTGACAAATGACTTTGGTTGTGGCAGTCCCCTACCCCCGTATATTGTATACAAGCTGCGTGCGATTGTGCACAATTTGCAGGGTTGATAAATTCATTCAGCGATATTATCGTTTGGGCATGACAGACATGCAAAACCTAGACCTGCTACCAGAGGAAGTCCTAAAGGAAATCCTGTTACTGGAAGAGCAGCAAAAGCGCCTAGTTACAAGGTCCGAGGCCCAAGATAAGTTCATGTCGTATGTAAAGCATGTGTACGAGGGCTTTATAGAGGGGACCCATCATAGAATCATATCGGAAAAGTTAGAGCGCATTGCGTCGGGTGACTTGAAGCGTTTGATTGTAAACATGCCACCTCGGCACTCTAAGTCTGAATTTGCATCTTACCTCATGCCATCTTGGTTCTTGGGCCGTAATCCCAAGCTCAAGATTATTCAGGCTACCATGAATACGGAACTTGCTGTAAGATTCGGGCGCAAGGTCCGTGATCTGATTGCCGACCCAGTCTATCACGAGATTTTTCCGAATACGGACTTAAAACCGGATAGCCAAGCGGCAGGTCGGTGGGAGACTAGCGCTGGCGGGGAATATTTTGCGGCAGGGGTGGGCGCTGCAATGACTGGTCGTGGCGCTGATTTGCTTATAATTGACGATCCGCACTCGGAACAAGACGCTTTATCCACGTCTGCGTATGATAATGCGTGGGAATGGTACACATCTGGGCCTCGACAGCGTCTACAACCGGGTGGTTCGATCATTATTGTGCAGACTAGGTGGTCGAAAAAGGACATAACGGGCAGGTTACTGACCGCGATGAGCAAAGATTTGATGGCTGACCAGTGGGAAATTGTTGAATTTCCTGCAATTATGCCGTCGGGGGAACCATTATGGCCTGAATTTTGGCAAAAGGAAGAGCTACTCAAGGTCAAAGCTTCGCTGTCGGTAGGAAAATGGAACGCGCAGTGGCAACAAAATCCTACATCAGAAGAAACCGCTATGGTCAAGCGGGAATGGTGGAAAGAATGGGGCGAGGACGCCATACCAAAGCTAGATTACATCATTCAATCGTACGATACGGCCTACAGCAAGAAGGAAACGGCTGATTATTCTGCTATTACGACGTGGGGTGTGTTTCAACCGCACGAAAACGGCGAACAACACCTGATATTGATGGATGCAAAGAAGGGACGCTGGAATTTTCCTGAATTAAAGAGTATAGCACAGGACGAATACGAGTATTGGGAGCCAGAATTGATGTTGATAGAGGCAAAAGCGTCGGGTCAGCCGCTGGCGGACGAGATGCGTATGCTGAATTTACCTGTTGCTACGTTTAGTCCGGGCCGCAAACGCGGTGGCGGGGGCATGGACAAGACAACCCGCATGCATATTGTGTCTCCTATTTTTGAATCCGGCAAAGTGTGGTATCCTGCTGGTGAAAAATTTGCAGACGAGGTCATCGAAGAGATTGCGTCATTTCCTAATGGCGACCATGATGATTTTTGTGATAGTATGACTATGGCCTTGATGCGTTTTCGTCAGGGTGGCTTTATCAGTTTAGATGGCGAAGAGTTCGAGGACGACGCGCCCCCACGCGCTAGAGAATATTATTAATGGCTGAAAATTCCAATACAAGTTATGGCGGCAACCTGCTACGGGCGGGGCTACAAGGTGTTAGTTTTGGTTTTGCTGATGAGCTAGAAGCCATGGCAAGAGCCGCAGCAAGCGACAGAACCTACCAACAAGAAGTTAAAGACATCCGCGAGGACATAGAAGAGTTCCGCGAGACAAATCCAGTGGCAGCGTACGGGGCCGAGATCGCAGGTGCGATACCCACGGGAGTTGGTCTTGGTATCGGGTTACTGAGAGCAGGTATAGGCACCGGGATCCGAGGCGCAGCGAAACTAGGTGCAATCGAAGGTGGGATATATGGTGCTGGTGAGGGCGAAGGTGTAGAGGGCACAATCAAGTCCGCTGCCATTGGTATGGGTATCGGTGCAGTCGGCGGCGCGGCTGGAGAAAAGGTGGTTCAAGCTGCAACGCCAGCAGCCAAAAGAATTTATGGCAGAGTGCGTGAAGCCTTGAGCCGCGAACCTGAGTCCTCTGTCGCTAGGGGCATTGGTGACATACTAGGTCCTAACGAAACATTCACGGCGGCTAACTTGAACTATCAGCGCTCTCGGTTTGGTTGGCTAACGGAAGATGAGTTGGTCGCTGAACATGATTTGATTGGTCAAAATTATCAGTTATTGATGGATAGAAGAAATCTTCTGGAACGATCTGAAGCAGGATTAGAGGGTGCAGCAGAAGCTTTAGAACTCAACGATCAACAGGTCTCTGATTCGTTTGAGCAATTCTATCCAAGCTTGGCGGAACAGGTCACTGACCCCGGTCAGAGACTACAACTTATTGACACTCGTTTGGGGACAGATGAATTTGATACACAGTTCAGGATTAATCTTAACGCAATCCGTAACGAGATGGCTGGTCGTAGAGGTACAGAACTAGAACAACTTACACCAGATCAGGCTGCACTTTACAACAATCAGTTTGACCCAATCACATTTGAAGACGTTGTTGACGAAGCCGATGAAGCTGCATTTGCACAGCAATTGCAGGGTGATGATGGAGCCGCACCACAGGCACAGGCACGAGTAGATTTAGGTGACGAAGCTATTCCACCGATGCCGCTGTCGTTGATGCAGACAACCAGTTTGACTCCACTTAACGACGGCATAAACCCACCAGTGCAGTTGGGTATTGGTGCGCTAGATGAAGCACCGGGGTTACACGCTAACAACGCAATTTCTATCGGTTCTATGCCTGATCAGTTCGGTGGAACGGTCATGCATTACTCACCAGTTGCCACTAGTTTCGAAAAGTTAGTGCTGAATCCAAAGGGCAAGGGATTTACTGCCAGCGGTGAGTTGTCCGCACGAGATTATCTGGCTCACTTTAACAATGAAACCAAAACACCGGGCGGCAGAAGCGAGATAGCTGGTTCGGAACTGGAAAACATTTTAACCGCCAATCCAGATGAAAAGTACACAATAGATGAAATGCGTACACTGATACAATCTCGTGTGCCGCAGACGGTTGAACGTCTGTTCTTGGAAGGTGGTACTGGTCCTTTAGCGCCTGATGTTACTGAAGGCCCGTTCACTGGTGATTTACCCTACACCACTTCACAGTATAGATCTGATGACAGAGCGTTGGGACAAGAGCGCGGTGTTATTGTGTACAGTAACTCAGTGCCGACAATAGATGTGCCGGGATACGGCAGGATTAGACCAAACGACAGAGGCGTTAACCACGGCTACTATGATAACTATCCGGGTTACTATGGTCATTTAAGATTCCAAATCATGGATGATGACAACGGAAGACGTTATCTGTGGGTTAACGAGATCCAGTCAAACGCAGTGTCAAACATTTCCAGTGGTTCAAAAGTTGGTTCTGGTTACGTTAAGACGCTAGAAGACAGGCTCAATGCTTATAGCGGAGCAAATCGTGTGAAGATACCGTACACAAACGAAGTGCACGAAAAGATGCTGAAGCTGAAGTCCATGAAGCCAGAAATCTTGGATCGTAACGAAACACTGATCAAGCAGATAAAAGAATATAAGGACGAGGCTGATCGACTTCAAAATGACCCTATTTTAAAATTCACGCCTACTCGGGAGTTAGCTACAGATAATGAAATGACTAGTGTGTACAAACACGGCATGCGTTTCATAAATGACCTTGATCAAAATGACGATGTCAACGCAGCGATTTACAACTATTTGCGTGACTACAGGGATGGAGAGTCAAGCGCTTTAGCTAGGTATGATGACTTTCTTGATGCAGCAAGAGATCAAATTGTAGCGTCTGTTGATGCACAGGCTGGTTCTGGGGGCACCATGTCTGACACTGATATTAGCAAAGTTACTGATGTAGTGTTGGCTGCTTTTGACGATACTGATGGTAACATAGATCAGTTTATACCAAGACTACGCGCCTATGTTCAGGACAGCGGTCAGGAGTATTTGGACATAGGGAGTCAAAAAATGATATTTGACTCAGAAGAGTTTATGGATGCCGTGGATAGTTTACCCGAAGATGTTGCTGCCGGGTTGCGACAAAGACTAGATGAAAAAGTCGCTAGCCATAGACCGAATATGCCAGACTCGGGGTATATATCTAAAAGCGACGAGTTTAGAGCGCTGGAAGCAAGAGCCGTGGAGCATTTTAAAAGTAAGCTGGGGGATTTTTACAAAAACAAATTCACTCCTGCGCTTGAAGAGTTGCAAGATGAAGTGACTGGAGAAACAGGATACGAGCCATCATTTAGTTTTGACTCCGAATATCTGTTTGAAGACGCTTTAGAAAAAGTTGTCGAACACGTTCCAGCAGTGTTTTTCAACAATCAGCGTAATGACGTTTTAGCTAAATTAGCAAACACTCAGAATGAAGCAGACGGTATAGCTGGTCAAGCTTTGCAAGCAAGTCTAGATTATAAAAACGCTGTGCAGAACGAACCCGATGGTGTTGTATTACAGCAGCTACAAGAGGTAGCTAACAACGCGATAAATACAGGCGGCAACAGAGGGTTTCAGGCACCAACTCCATACGCCACTAGTAAAGCTGACTCACAGTTCTATGAGTTTGCTACTAGATCAGCTATCAAACAAGCTGAACAGCTTGGTTTGGACGGTGTTATATTCCCTGATGCGAAGTATCTATCTACAGCACCCGGCAGATCCGAGAACCCGGCTTTCCAGAAAAACTATGGAAACGCTGTAGACAAGGCGCTTAAAGGATTTGTAAACAGTGGTGGTGGAAATCAACAGCCAAGAGTTGAGTTACGCAACAACAGCCAAGATCCAAACCCAATTAACTTTTTGAATCCGGGTACAGGTGATAATAAGTCACAGTTCACTGTCCGGGGTATTGATCCAAACGACGCTGATGTAGCTGAACAACTGGTACCGCTTCAAGATCAGGTAAAACAAGCAGAAGCAAGGGTAACGCAGCTAGATAAAGAAACAAAAGCACTAGAAGCACGGTTGGAAGAGATAAAGAACGACCCCAACGAATATAGAGTTGATGCTAACGGCGTTCGTAGACGTATCATCCGCACGGGCACAGACGGAGATATGATCGACTCGGAAAGTCAGAGAGTTGTTAATGATATTAGCAACAAAAGAGAGGAACTCAGACTTGCGGTAGAACGTGCAGACAATCAAAAAGGATCTTTACAGGCGAAGAAGGATGAGCTAGCCACTGACTATGCAACACCACTTCGCATAGTAAATTTTAGAGACCCTGTAACCAAAGAAGCAGCACAACGTCCCATTAGACGCGCAGCGGGTGGTATGGTAAGATCTGGCATTGGATCTATGGCTAGGGAAGTAATGTAATGGTATTCATGGGTGAAGCAGCACACGGTGAAGCTGTTCGTGTGGCTCTTGAAGAGCTTAAAAAAACCGATAGAAAAACGTATGATCATATTATGGAAAAATATATAAGCCCAAAAAAGCCAGAGCCTGAGACAAAAAGCAGCGGTGGTATGGTTAAGGGCTTCAGTCCTATTGCACGTCCACAAAGATTTAAGGGAACATTTTAATGGCACTACCACCACAAATGGTTGATATGGCTATGGGACCCGGCGGTCCCGGCATGACTGAAGAACAAGCAATGACCGAGGTTCAAGTACCTGATACAAGCGTACCAGATCTTCCGCCCAATATTGAATTAGTTGTCGATGACGAACAGGCTATGGAAGTAGAGACTGAAGTCTATGATCACAACGCTAACTTAGCTGAGATCTTGGACGACTCGGATCTTGGTGCTTTGTCCTCGGACCTTAGTTCAAAGATTGACGAAGACAAGTCATCTCGTGAAGACTGGGAGTCAGCGATTGCAAAGGGACTAGGTCTTCTTGGTATAAACTACGAAGAGCGTAACGAGCCATTCATGGGTGCGTCTGGTGTGACACA